GGATAATATTTGTGTCTATCTTTTATTTCAGCAATATATGATTTATTTTCAGCATCAAATCTATTATATTCATATTTATCTTCAATCAGGTGTAAACCATATTCCTGATTAACTCTAGATAATATATGTCTTTCTTCATTTTTCATTCTTCATCCTGATCAGGAAAATGATGATATACCATTTCTCTAATAGATGATAAACACCAAACACAAAAAGATACCTCAGATATACCAAAATATCCTACAATATCTCCATTGTCTACATCTATTTCAGAATCACAAATAGTGCAACAGATTTCTGTATTACCACAATTTGTTTCTTTTAAGTTTTCTTTTTTCATTGTATTTGTTCATAAATTTTCTATTACAAGGTTTGCACCTAGCTTTTGTAACACCATTATTCCTTAATCTGTTTTCTTCAGTTAATTTTTCTTTACAATCTATGCAATGTGTTCTAGGTTTTAAACTAACTCTTTTAGGCAATGTTATTCTCATTTATATATTTTCCTAAATATTGCTTTAGCTACTGGTGGACTTACAGAATTTCCAATTTGTTTATATCTTTGTGTGTTAGATTGTCCTTCTGTCCATTGATCAGGAAATCCTTGCAATCTTTCACATTCTAGTGGTGTCAATCTTCTAACATTTGATTTACCATCTTCTTCTTTATTGTTATCTAGAACATATGTATCTTCGCTGCCCATTTTATGGTATCTGCTATTTATAGTTCTAGTATATCTAATTTTGTTACCTTTCGTTTTCCTATCGTTTTTCCTGATCTTGCTTGTAATGTTTTCAACATTTTCTTTGATAGGAAAAATGTAGGGTCTACTTTCTTCTCTATTATATCTTCCAAATATATACACTCTTTCTCTATGTTGTGGTAACCACCATTTAGTATTAACCAGTTGTACTTCAACGGAGTAATTAAGGTTGGTAAGAACTCCATAGATTGTAGCAAATACTGAGTAATCTGCTGCACTATATAAACCTTTAACGTTTTCGAGTAATATATTTTTGATTGGTCGTCCTCTTTCAATGTAATCGTTGAGAATCCTTGCAACATCAAAAAAGAGTGTGCCTCTTGTGTCTTCAAATGACAATCTTTTTCCAGCAAGGCTAAAAGCTTGACACGGAAATCCAGCTGTAAGTAAATCAATTCTTTGTCCGTTGAGTGAGTTGTAGGAAACATCTGTAACTGTTCCAAGTTGTTTTGCATTTGGAAATCTCCTTTTAAATACTTTGTTTGCATAACTGTCAATATCACTAAAACCTAAATATCTTGGTTCTACACCTGATCTCTTTAAACCTAATGAAAATCCACCAATACCACTAAATAAATCTAGATGACCTTCTATCTTCATTTTCTTGGTTTTAGTTTATCACCACAACATCTACTATCTTCTGTTGCTGGATATTTATAAAAATCTGATTTATCACATTTACTACAATAACCAATTCTATTATATCCAGTAGCATCAAATTTAAAATCTTCATTTTTATATTTAGTTATAGGTTTCCATTCTTCCTGATTCTTAATCCATCTTTGTAATCTTCTTTTTATATCAAATGTTTTTTGCATTTCATATTTCATCTTTGTACCATTTAAATTTCTTTCTGTCCAGTAATTACAAAAATCATCTATTAGATCAGGTGCTACTATTGGTGTAAACTTTAATCCTTCAGCCAAAACTAAATCAATAAATTTTTGTTCTTTATTATCATTATTATCATTATTTAAAGTATTATCATTATTGTTTGTTTTTGATTGCAGTTTGTTTGTTTTTTGATTGCTTTCTGATTGCAGTTTATTGGTAGTTTGTAAATTCTGATAACTATCATAATTTGTTATAGTTATCATAGTTGAATATGTGTTTGATTTAGATACAATCATTTTATCATCTTCTAACATTTTTATAAATGCTCTTAGCTTAGTTGAACCCCATCTAAATTCCTTCATTAATTTCTTTTGTGATGTCACAAAGCTGCCTGATCTAACTTTTATAATTTGATTACCTATTACTGCTTTATTGTCTTTATGGTTAGCTTGTAATAACATATAAACAAAAGCCTCAAATCTGCTATAAGTTCTGCCTCTAGACAATATTGGATTATCTAAAATCTTTCTATGTAAACTAATCCAGCCTTTCATAGCCTGATCCCAGTAACTCTATATATAGCATCTCTATGTTTTTTTGATGGATAATGTTTTAAATCTATCCAGCCTTTTACTGATGCTGGTGATACATTGCAATGCCTAGCTAACCAACTCATTGAACGTTCATTGTCAATTAAAAATAATTTTACTTCATACATTGTGTTAAAATTTGCTGATATTGTATCTAAAATTTTTTTCATAATATTTCCTTAATTTGGGAAGGAAGTGGTAACACAAGCGAGTAACTTATGGTTGTATTGTGGTAGAATATGTATGTTACCACTCCCTATTATCATCTGCACTTAATTTAAAATGGTATTTCCTCACTATCATTAATTACATTTTTTACCTGATCAAAAGATTGTACTCTTTTAGCATTTAAATGACCAACATCACCTCTATCGTCCTGATCTTTGTAATGGTCTGATACACCACCTATTTGTCTAGTTGGCTGTGTTTGATTATCATAATATTTAATAGCAATTTCATTTAAAGATTTTCTAACATCTTTTGTAGCCATTACTATGTCATTATAATTACCATCTTTATCTTGTTGTGAAGGCATTGAAACAAACATACCATTAATACCATCTACAATTTTTAAACCAGTAATTATAAATCCTTCATTTGTTTCTAGGCTAAAAAATGCTTTTACTTTTCCCCATTCACCTTTTGACATTCTTTTTATTTTCATTTGTTCTCCTTTTTAAAATCATCTGCCTCTACTTCACTATAAATACCATATTGATATGCATTTATTAGTTTTAATACACATCTATCAATTCCTCTTTTCTCAGCCATTGAGCCATAATAATTGTTCTTGCTATTTCTGTTGTCTGCCTCACCAACTGATGTAACACTATCTATAACATTGCCTTCCTGATCTTCTTTTACCATAGTAACTAAAAATCTACAACTGGTTTCAGATTGATAAATTGGTTCTAATTTTGATAGTTTAATATTATCAATTAATGCAATTTTTGTTATTGCATCGTGTGTTAATATCCAATTATTATGACATTTCCAAACATCAACTGTACCATCTAATTTATACTTTTTACCTAATTCTCTAATTGTCATTACTTCTCCTCACTTTTTTTAAATCCACTACTCATACCACATTCAGCACAATATCCAGTTAAACTATTTTGTTCAATAACTGAGTTCTGAACTGGTAAACCATCACAACATTCACTAACATATTCAACATCTTTTTTTAAAATCTTTTTTAGATCAGGTGAAATGTTAGCATCATTAAATATCATATCTAATATATCCATTATACAAACTCCCTATTTAGTGGATATGCTCTATGCCCTTTAAAATCAATATTAATATGAAATATGGTGCTATCTACCTTTGCAACTATCTTTGTATCAGTTACAAAATATCCACCATATAATCTTATATCTACACCTAGATTGTCTAAGAATTTTTTGATTTTATTATTCATTGTTACTCCTTTGTTTTTCCCTAGTAAAAGGAAGTGGCTTAAGCCACCTCCTTAATATTGTTACACATAATTTTTCTTATTTCCCAAAATTTATTATGGTATCTTTGAGGGATGCTGATAGAACTAATCCAACTTTTATGTTTACTAAACTTTTTTACCTGATCTAAAGCAATGTCACAAAAATTACATAACCATTTTTCTAATGATGTATCTTCATTAATATAATTTCCATCTTCAAAATTATCGTCATATTTAACATTGCATTTACAGCAAGTTTCTTTTTTTATTTTTCCAAAATCTTCATCTTTTATGTTTACATTATATTTCATTGTTACTCCTTGTTGTTTTTCCCTAAAACCATAGCCATTTGCTATATATAAATATACACATAAACATATATTAAAACCAAATAATATTTTAAGTTTTTAAAAATAATTATAGTAATTATATAGCAAAATCCCTCATAAAAAAGGATTCTGCTGGTATTGAGTATGTGAGGTAGAGGAAGTGTTTTTAGATTTGCTCAGTTAATGTTAAGCTAATATTATATAAATTTGGACTTTTTTGAGTTATCTTGTAATTCTTATTCATTCTTACAATAGCAAATTGATCAGGTGTAGGATTGTCTTTGTCTAGTTGTAATACCATTGGTAAATGTGAACCCATACATTTGTTCACTACTGTTGTAAAGAAATCTAAACCATTATTAATATTGTATAAACTATCATTGCTATCTGTTGTATCAAAATTATCATAATTATGCTTCCAGCCATTGTCATTCATCATATTGTTCTGATTCATAACATATTTAGGTGCTAAACTATCAAAACTTAAACTCCAACTTCTTCTACCTGATCTTCTTTGAAAATTGTCACCACGTTCATTACCTAGTCCAAATGGTTCTGTAATCCAGTTATTTGTTTTAGTCCAATTAGCAGTAGATATTGTTTTACCTGATCTTGTTTGTTTTTGTCTAATACCATAATCATATGTAGTTGATGTGCTTAAATTGCAATTTTGTGGAAAATCAAAGTATTTACCAAATGCTATGCTGCCTAATAATATTGGTAATTCATTAAAACCATTTTCTGAATCTAATTCTAATTTTAATTTATAATCATCTGCTGCACCAGAACCTTGTAATTGCATAATAGAAAATCCATCATATTCTGGTACTGATTCTGGTGTATGATTTATTATATTTGTAGTTTGAATAGCTGATTGACTACCAAAATCATTTCTTCTAACTATTCTTGGTATTACTCCAGCTGATGCAAAATTATGACCTAGAAACATTGCATAGTTAAAATTCCATAAATTACTTTTTAATAAATCAGTAAAATTATCTGATTCTGGAACAAGTCTATACGTTAATGCTGTGATATTTTGCAATGGATTTAATATAGTAAAGTTTGAAGGGTCTAGCTGCAACAATCTATATAAATCTTCTTCATTATTATTAGCTTGATAAATATTTACAGAATCTAATGCACCATTAGCATATTGAAATAGTGGATATGATACATATAGTCTTGGTGTTGTTGCTGTTTGATAATGTGAATTAGCCATAATTATTTTTTCCTGATCTCTTTAATTGTTGTAAATGTGTTATTTTCTTCATCTAATGTTGATTTTCTATATATATATGATTTTTTATTATTATTACCATCAAAAGTTAAGTGATTCCAGTTTGTATCAATAAAATCATATGTTCCATCTAAAGTATTATATAATTCTAAAGCTAATTTATTAATGTAAATATTATGTTGTTTTAAATCATCTGTTAATAAAATGCATTTAGTTATCATTGCTCTACCTTTATAGCTAAACAAATCAGATAAAATATTTTCATCTTTTATTAATTTAGTTATTATTATTTTATTATTTCCATTTTTAACAATATAACTTTGAGGTAAAGTTGATGTTATGTTTATAGTTCCTATATATTCTATTTCTATGCATTGATAATTAATATCTGTAACAATTTTAACTATTTTTTGTCCAACATTTAAATTGCCTTTATATATTTTGTTATTATTCATTATAGTTTATTATATTAATCATTGAAATTATATCTTGTGAATTTACATTTTTATCTTCTTTTAATGTACCATCACTTCTAAATTGCAATCTTTCTTTTTGTAAATTTGTTAGCTGCTGACCACCAGTAATGTGATTAATAATTAAATTTAAATCTTCTAAATCAATTATACCATCTGCATTCAAATCAAAATATGGTATTTCTTGTCCACTATTTACTGTTGCATTTGGATTATAATTCCAACAAGCTATGTTTTCTCCATTAGTAAATTTTGCATAGCTATCAATATTTGTATTACCAATAACTTGATAATCCTGATCAGGTAAATCAAATCCGTGATTACCATCTGTTCCTAAATAGTGTAATTGATATGCTTTGATTTCAATGCTGTCTACACCTATGTTGGTTTCCATAATAATCCATAATGGATATATTGGCTGACCATTTGCAAAATCTACCTTACTATAATCTATGTTAAATATTCTTTCATTATTTATTAATGGTATGTGTATTTTGTCACCAACTTCTAAATCCATATAGTTTAGTGGTAATTTCATATTGACCATATTGTGTGGATTGCAATTATTCATTAATGTATAATTAGCAAAATCATCAACACTAGCAGTATCTGTATGATATTTTAATTGTATGTCTTTATGTCCATCAATAGGTAATATGTTATAATTATCATAACCAGTTAAGCTGTAATTAGGGAAAATATCATCTATTGATTTATTTATTGTAAAATTATATTTTCTTTGTCCATAATCATATCTATAAAACATTGCAACTGAAGTTACAATATCTTCTCTTTTTGTTTGTTCAAATTTATATGTCAATACATCATTTACATTAATAATTCTATCTATATCATTATATGTGTATGATTCTTTTATAGTTAATAAACCAAATCTACCATCACTTGTAAATCTAGGATATGATTTTGATTCTTTTAATATATCTTCTATTAATTTTTTCCCTTCTGTTTTTTTATTAATA